GTCCACCACAGTTACCTGATTTACAAGGACTTCCTCTATACTTTGCCATTGCAACTCCTTAACCTACACTAATGTTTCCATTTGTTACTGTCATACGAGGGAAACCTTTAAGTGTAATATCTGCTGTTGTGGCTTTTGCTACTTTTCCCCAAGTATCTATATCAAATGAAATTACTTTAGGTGCTGTTTTAGTTACATCTGTCATTGCAACTACAAACTTTTGTAGTCCAGTAACATCATGTTTAATTGTGTAATTCATGTTTAATATTCTACTGTAGTTACGGGTAATTGGTAATGTTGTTGCTGTTGCACCTACACTAAAGTCATCAAATGTTTCTTCAACTACATCAAACATTACTTTACTATCAATGTTGTTTAACTGTGCTGTTGCACTGCCATTTACTACTGTAACTTGTAGTTTAACAAATCTACCGTTTAATACATCTGATACAGGATTTTTGTCTGCATAAGCACCACCATTGGGTTTTACTTGTACAACAAAACTATGAGCACCTACACTTTCTGCACTTGCTTGTATATAAAAATCTCTATCACTTCCAAGGTCTACTTCAGTTGTTGTATGAACTAAATCTGCAAAGTCTGTACTTGCTCCACCAATAGTAACACCATTACCACTCCATTCATCATAGTCAGCCCATGTTACACTACTGCTTGCCAATTGTGCCCATGTATATGTTCTTGTGCTTGATAATGCCATTAGAAGTTTTCCTTAATGTTTACACTTTCACCCAATGCTAGTGTTGGTGTGTAAGTAAAGTTTGTTGCACTTGGTATACTGTCACCATTTTCCATTGTTGCTAATATTCTTAATTCAACAGCAACTCCGTTTGCAGGATAATAAGTTCTTACTTGGTAATTATCGCCAACACTTTGAAATGTATCTGCTGGTCCACTTATTATTGTTTGCCAACTCTTTGCTTGACCATCGTATCCTTGAATTGCAATATTGGTAGCACTATCTTTAATTAAATTAGTCATACTAAAATTAACTTCAATAAGATGTTGAGGTATCTTTATGCTTTGAACTATTTGACCAAATCCGTTTGCCATTATGCACCTCCTACTTTAGTTAATTTTTCTGTAACACTGTTAATAACAAGACCTGCACTTTTAACAACAGGTGTTGTTGGTAATGTTGGTTCGTTAGCAGTTGGAGGAGGTGCTACACCTTCAATCCATTCACTGCCATCCCAACTATAATATTTACCTGGTATAATACCACCAACATACTTTGTTTGACTGGTACTAGCAAACTGTATTTCTGTGTTTGCAAATACATAATCACTTGGTGTATGTTCAGTTGCTGTTATATTAATTGAATAATCATTGTTAATTTTCATTGTATTAACTTTAAACTCTGCGGCATCAAATGCTAGTAAATCATATGTTATTGTTATAATATCTCCTACTTCAACATTGTGTAGTTCTGCTGTTGTTGTAAAACTTACACTTTTACGCTTACGACTTTGAAATAACAATGTATGTGCTAAATCACCAGCAATGTTACGCTGTGTAATATTGTTAAAACTATATTCTTTTGTTAATCTTCTGCCATTGTCTTCTGCTAGTAATGTTTGGTCTGTTGCACTGTTAAGTTCAGGATAAATTACTTCATTTGTTTTCCATTCATTTTCTGGATCTATATATGTTACCTTAACTTGGTTAAAATGTCCTCTAGTACCATTTGCTTGTAGTTTCATACCACCTACAATTTCATTTCTTGTTACTGCAAACGCAATAACAGGAGTTGTACTTTGACTGTTAGTAGCATTACCACCGTCTTGTAGTCTTAATTTAAATCTACCTTGAACATATGGCATACCACTTCTTGCATTTGCAAGTAATAATTTTGTATTGTCTAATATACTTTTGCTTGTGTCAATAACTGTGTTACTAGTCATAACTGGCCCTGTGCCACCTAGTGCATAGTTAACAGTTTCTGCATACTTGGCTCTTGCTATACTAAATGCGGCAAAGTTTATTCTTTTGTTTTCTAATCCTTTACCAAATCTTGGATTACGCAAATAATCACAAACTATATCTGCAGGGTTAGTTGAGTATGCTACACTTTCACTAGCATATGCTGTGCTGTGACTGTTGGCTAAGCCTGCAACACTTTTAACTTTTTTGCCTCTAATAGTTGCTTGTATTTTTGGTATACCACTGTATGGGTTTGCATCTGCATCATCTTGGTCTTCAATCTTCTTCCATTGAAAACGACAAACAACATAAGCAAGTCCTCTTAATCTATGATTGGCATCCCAACCACTTATACCGTTTAACAAAGTACTTACTGTTTGGTTATCTCCGCCTAAGTGTCTTTCAACTTCTATTCTACCGCTAAATCTAGCATCATCTTCTGCTACTTCATCAATCCATACTCTTTCAATGGCATCAATTTCACCTTCACACAACACAACTGCGGCATACAAGTATTGGTTTCTTTCGCCACCGTTTGTTAAAAATACAATGCTACCACCTACTTTACGCTTACCGTATACAACTGGTATACTTGAAAGTGTTCCTGTTTTGTTAACAAGGATACCATCATTTATTGCTTGTGCATTTTGTGCCACATTGTAGTCTGGTGTATCAAAAAAGCCACCCAGCATATCTCCGCCTAGTGCACCTGCTACTGCTCCAATAGCCGCACCAATTGCCGCCGCTGTAAATATTGATCCTGCTATAAGACCCAATGCCGCGGCACCTGCCGCTACACTACCACCAATTAATGCACCAATAATAATGGCAGGTCCTGCCCATGCTGGTGAACTAATTAATATTCCTGATAGTGCTAATAATAATATTTTTATTTTATTCATATTGTAATACCTTATATGCATCAGTGCCCATGTGTTCAAAACCTAGTGGTTGTAGCACTGTGCCAAATTTACCTTTATACTGTGCACCATCTCCTGTGTTTATATCAACACAATTTAATTTCTTTGCCCACAATGTATGGTTGTCTAATAGTGCACCATATACACCATTGCTTCTATGTGCTTCGTCAATATATGAAAATGCTATTGTACATCTAAGTTGTGGTGTCCATTGTAATGGATATACCATTGCAACACTAAATCCTAGTATACCTTGTTCAGCATCATCTTTAAGAATTACATTTGCTTGTGGACTTACAATATGACCTTTAAATTGTTCATGTGTCCAATCAGCATCATAATTTGTGTGTCCGCCAAACCAATGGTCTTTGTAGTATACTCTAGTTAATTCTACTAGTGCTCTTAAATCTCCGCCTGTTGCTAATCTGATCACGATGGCTTACCCCATTTAATTTTCTCTGATACAACTGCCGCTTGATCAAAACCTTTGTCATTTGGAAAGTGTGCTTGTTGACTTGTTGAGTTTGTTCTTCTTCCATTTATTCTATCAAAATCATAAAATACACTTGCTGTTGTTACACTTAATGTACTTGTTGATCCGCTTTCGTTTACTTGGTAACCTTGTATTTCGCCATCAAACAACATAACAGGAACATCTATAATGTTAAACTGTTGGTTATAAAACACTCTGTATATAACAACTCTTCTATCTATATAATCGTTGTTAAAAAATAAATTTGTAATTGTGTTACTTGCACTGGATAGTACAACATTAACTTGGTTAACTCTTGCTTCGCTTGTTTCTTCAATAGTGTCAAAACTTAACATTTCGCCATTAGCGGAAAATGTTTTACCTGTGCTTGTTAATGTATTAACAGCAATGTCAATTGGGCTATTTGTAAGTGTTAAAGGATTGAAAGGACTGTCATCAAAATGTAGTTCTAGTAAATCACTAAAACTAATTTTATCCTTGGCTAATTCATCTGTAATAGCACTGGGTAAACCTCTTGACATTATAGTGCCTCTCTAAAATCTATATCGTATCCTACAGTACTTGCTAGTCCCATGCTCCATTCTTGAGTTGACTCTTCTAGTCTTACTGTAAATGCTACATCTTTATAAATTAATGTTTCTCCACCACTACAAGCAACTGCTAGTCCTGGTTCAATGTTCAATACACCATTACCACTACTAAAGTCTACATCAGCAGTTACCATATATGTTTTATTGTGGTCACCTAAGAAGTTAACAAAGTCACCTGCTTTTAAACTATCTGTTTGTGTTAGTCCTGTGCTTGTTAGTGCAACACTTGTATCGCCTGCCACATGAGCACCATTAATGGTTACTGTTTGCGTTGTTAATGCACCTAATGTATCTTTGTATTCTGGTATACGAATTGTAAATGGAAAGTTTGGACCTCTTTGAGTAGTAACAAATGCGGCTATTGGTGCCCATTGTGCTCTTGTCATTGTTGGTAGCGTTGCATTGAAACTCCAATACTGTGCTAATTGTGTTTTAACTTGCACTCTGCCACTACTTGCACTTGTGCTAATTGCTGGCTGATTGTTTTTAATAGTTACACTATTAAACGCAACGCCTCCTGGAAATAATCCTCCTGACATTATACTGGGCTCCTTTCACCTTTTTGGTTTGCGGCATCTCTAATGATTCCTGTAATCAAACCTTTTCTTTCAACTAATAATTCATCAACACCTTTGGCATCTACTGCATTAATGTTGAATGTTACATTTGTAGTTCCACCGCCACCCATGTTACCGTTTGGAATAATTGTACCTGTTTGGTTAGGAACAAACATTTCACTGCCTGCCTCACCAACCATATATGGTGTGCCTTTTTGAACAACTCCACCTGTTTTTCTTCCTTGGTACTGTTGTGAATTAATTGTTGCGATTTGCGCCGCACCAGCGGCTATAACTAGACCTGCTAGTATTGGACCAAATATTCCACCTTGTGCAAGGGCTTTTGTGGCACCTTGTGCAGTGTTTATAATTGCTTCTGTTATCGCAAGTGCTTTTGCGGCTTGGAATGCCGCTTTGTTTTGTTGTGCTAGTGCATTAAGTACTTCTTTACCTGCACCTATGGCAAAATCTTTCTTTTGGTCTGCACTAAACTTACTAAAGTCCATTTGTGCAAACTCACCATCTTTAAACAAGTTTAATTGTTTGTCAAAGTTAGTTTTTGCAATAGCCGCCAACTTGTTAGCGTGTTTAATTGCTAGACTTTCACTTATTCTTTGGTATTCGCCATCTTTTTTGTTTTTATCTACATAGTACTTGTCTAGTATAGATAGTTTCTTTTGATGCTCTTGTAATTCACGCTCAGTCTCACTCATTAAACTAGCATTTAACTGGTCAAATTGTTTTTTAAGTGCTACTGCTTCTTTGCTTAATTTTTCTTCTACTGGAGGTTTAGTTGATTTGCCACCATTACCTTCATCTAATGCTCGTTCAGCCTCTTCTAATGCTTTGGTCATTGCAACTTGTTTTTCAAGTGCTTTAATAATTTTTGTAATATTTTTTTCGTGTTTGCCCATATCTTCTTGGTCTAATCCAAGTAGGTCAAATGTAATTTCTTTAACATCACTAGTAGCACCATCTACAAAGTCTACAAAGTTTTTGTTAACTTCTTCTAAGTAACTACTAAATGGTTTCATACCAATTGTGAATTCTTTCATTTCAACGCCTGGGATCATATTAGCAACTCTTATCATGCCATTGATCTTGTCGCTAAAGAATATAACCATGTCGTCCATAAAGCCTTTGATCTTGTCAAAGAATGCCGCTACAGTTACTAGTAGTATTTTAATACCTCTACCAACTAGGAAGAAGCCAATTAGACCTAGTATTTGAAATTCTGGTGGAAGTTGATTAACAAATTTAATAAGTCCGTTAATACCTCTTTTAACAACTTCAAAAACTGGTGTTAGTGCATCCATTATTTTTGCACCACCAATTAATGCTTTTTTAGTTACTTCAACAAGTGTATCACCAATTTCAGCACCTTTGTCTTTAATATTACCAAAGTTTTTACTTAACTCTTGTTCTACTAATGTCATTGCGGCTTTTAAGTTTTCAAATGGTCCACTGTCCATAACTGCAATTTGAAACTGTAGGTACTTGTCATTCATCATTGACACTACACCATCAAATGTACTTGCCATTTTAGCACTTTCACCTGCTATGGCAATAGTTTGATCTCTAAATCCATTTATAATTAAGTCACGAGATTGTGCGGCTGTGTATTGAACTCCTTCTTGGAAGCCCAACATACTTTTAACTGCTCTGTCTCTGAATAAGTCTGCCGCTCCAATACCTGCACTAAATGTTCTTTGTAATTGTAGTGCAACTGTTTGGAAGTCTAGTCCTGATGCCGCGGCAATGTCACCTGTTATTGCTAACAGTTCATTTAATTCTTCTGTGCTGTCTGCAACAGCAAGTAAACTAGGAGCCGCTTTTTGTATTTCGCCTAATTCAAATGGAACACCACCTGCAAAAGTTTGCAGTATTTCCATAGCCTTAGCGGCTTCTGTTGTTGAGCCAGTAAGTGCGGCTAATTGAAATTTAAGATTCTCTATACTTCTTGCAGTAGTTAAAAATCCTTTAGCAACTTGGAGTCCTCCAAATGCCGCCGCCGTAGCCGCAATCGCAGTTGCTAAACCACCAAAGCCACCTTTAACTCGTTGCATACCTTGATCAAATTGGCGTGTATCAAGTTTTAATTTAACAGTTTGTTCAGCCATTGCGTTTACTTTGCTCCTCTTGTTCTATTTTAAAATAAGCAAGCCAAATATAAACTTCTGCTACACTCATCCTAGACACTTGTTCAAGTGTCATTTTTAATTCACGACCAAGTCTGCATAGAATTAACAGATCATGATCGTTTCTTAGTTTTTTGCTGTTTCGTCCACATCGTAAGTGTTTTCACTTACTGTATTTAACGCTGTTGCAATCTTAACTAATACTTCTGGATCACATTCTGTTAACAGAAATAATCTTTCTGCTGGTTGAAACATTTTCTTACCATCTTTTGTTCTTGCTTTAGCAATAATAGTTTCTACTAGTGCTTCTACTACTTTGCCTTCTTGGTGCAACTGCATTACTTTACTTTGATCTTGGAATGTTCCAATTTGTTTGTAATAAACTGTAGTATCCCATTCTTCAATATGGATTGACTGCATTTCTGCATCACTACGGTTTTTAAAGTGTTGTATTGCTTTTGCTAATACTGGGTTTTTCATAATTTACTTCCTTTGTGTGTTGTGCTTTTATTTCTTACGAGATACTCGTCTTAGTGTAGGACCTGTCATACCTCTTGGTGCTTGAACACTACCACGCATACCTCTGCTTGTCATGTGTCGTCCTTTATCTAACACTGTTATATAAGGGACATTGTTGGTTATTAAATAACCTTTGCCTCTGCGTGCCATCTTCCAACCACGCTTGGCAGTTCCTGTGTCAACAGGTGTTAATTGCTTAACACCGCTGAACAAATCATTCGCTAAGATACGGGCATTCTTAGCCCGTACCTTGCGTAAGACTGCTGTTATTCCAACTCCTGTTAAACTAACACCTAATAGTCCCATAAGTTTAACCTTATGATACTAGTGCAGATGTTAAGTCGCCAGTGCCTTGGAATGTAATACTACCAGTTACAATACCATCAAAAGATGTTGTGTAACTTGCACCAGTAATAATTGCATTACCACTGTATTTGATACTACCTGTTGAAGTTGTAGTTTCTGGTAATAGTACAAATGCAATTGATTCAGCACTATCAGTACTAAAGTCCATTGCTGTTATTTGATCAAATTGTGGAACAACTGATCCAGAAGCACCATCACCTTGTAAGATGAAGTCTGCTGATCCAGAATAACCATGCATTGTTTTTATGTATGTTCTTCCAGTAGCACCCATTACTGATGTTTCTGCTGTGTCTTGTGTTGTATCAAGTGTGTAACTTGTTGTTGCAACTAACGCCGCTCCAAACTCTATTACACCTTTGTTTCCTCTAATTGCCGCCATTGTCGTTCTCCTCTAAATTAATTGGCTGTGCTGAATCAATTGTTTCAACTGCTTCAACCTTAAGTTTTTTATCTTTACTTTTAGAAGGGCTTTTAGGTTGCTCACCCGCTTTAGTCCATCCTGAAGCAAGATAGTTTTTTATTCTTTCTTCATTCCACGATGCCGTATCGTAGGTTTTGTTTCCGTTTGTAATTTTCATTACGCCTCTCCTCTAGTGTATTGATATTCAACTTCAAAATTAAGAGTGATGAGTCCATATCTTTGATCAATTTCTTCATCTACTGCTAAATCTGATAATCTTGTATCGTAAGCAACACCGCCTCTTGTTCTGTCTGCTTCTAACACTTCCTCAACACGCTCTGCAATATCATTGCGTTGTAAATCAATGTTGTTGCCTGTGACATAGCACAAACACTGTACATTGAATATACTGTTGCGTTGATTTGAAGTAGCCATAGTAAATTCAGTGCGTGTTTCATCACCGCTTCTTACTACAACTGCTGGGAATTGTTGTCTGCTCAAGTTTTCCAAGTCAATGCTATCTCTTGTTACAAAGATAGGTTTAGGATCGTTAGAATCACCTAGTAAATCAACTATATTAACTGTAATATCGTTTCTTATACTCATTATCTAACTAACCTTTGTGCTGGTTGAATCTCTTGTTCATCATCTGTATGTGCACCATCGCCATCAAAATCATAGTTGAGTTGTCTAGTTGCTGTACCAAATTCTTCATCAAATGCTGTTCTGTAGAACACTATTTGAGTCTGAAAACTATCTCCTTCTACTGCCCACTGTGTGAGTTTTGGAAGAATATATTTGTACAAGCAATAATAAACACCGCTACGAGTAAGTTGACTATCCTTAAGTTTGGTAGTATCAAAAGTTTCCCACCCGCGTCTGCCAGTGCGAAGTTTTGGCCACCAATCAATTTGTAGGAGACGGTAAATGTCTTCATCTGTTTTGGCAATCATATTGCTAAAGTCTTGGATCCCATAATTATGAAGATCTGGAAAGTATTCAATAATGTCTGCTTCTGTAAATAACGCCATTCGTTTCTCCTTGTAATTGCTAGGGGAGAAACTAGTCCTCCCCTAAACTTAATTAATGATTAGACATTGATTAATTTAACTGCTCTAGTAGCGTCAACTAAACCAACTGCTGACATTACTGATGCAACTACATCAACACCAACTGCTTCTACTCTACGACCAATTTCAACATCAACATTTCTTTGCATAGCAATACGAGCGGCTTCTGTGCCCATAATGTATCCTGAAGTGTTTGAAGTTGTAATTAATGAAGATACAAAGAATTGTACTCCACCTAGTGATCCTAGTGCGCCTGAACGAAGTGCTTCTGCTTGGAACATATCTGAACCTGCATAAGCGGCTGTACCAATTGCTTTAAGCAATTCTTTTGCCGCCGCTGGGTTAACAATACCTACTAATGGTCCTGTTTCACCTGCGCCTCTGATTTGTGCTACTGCATCAAATACTGCGTCTACAGTCATTGGGAACGAATCAACAGTACTTGCTGTTGCTGAGTTCAATGCTGTGTATACAGTGATGTCAAATGCTTTTGCAACTGACATACCTAACATTCTACCAATTTCCATTGGGTCAATGTTACCTAGGTCTCTGATAATACTTCTTGCGGCAATAAGGTCACAAGTAATTGTGTTCTTAGTGTCTGCTGGGTTTGTAATTGCAACATCAGTTGTAATTCCGCCACCTGCGATAGAAGTTGCTGTTACAGAAGCAAGTTCTGGAACTTGTAGTACACCATTTGGTGCGTTTACTACTGGAATTAACTCTCCTCCTAAGAAAAGTGATTTTTCCATTGCGGCATATACAACCGCGGATTTTACTGGAACGACCAGTGCGTCAGCATTAGTTACTGAAATATACGAATCTGCCATGTGATTTTCTCCTTTTGGCTATTAATTTAAATTTAAAGAAGTCCTTTTTGTTTTGCTTCTTTAAACATTTTACGATGGTTTGGATTAGTCATATCCAAACTTGCAAGATCAAGTTTGCCACCTGTACTTTTGTTAGGTGATAAATTGCTCTTACTACTTGTTCCACCTGGAGTAGCGGATTTGAAATGTGGGTTCGCTTGAATAAATTCACTTACCAAACTATCAACACTCATTGGTTCGCCTTTGTCATTGTAACGCGGTTGTCCTTCTTTAGAAAGAATTTCTACATTACCATCGTCCCCTAGTCTAATCTGGTTCTTAACTAATGACACAACTTGTTGTGCATTAATGGCTCCAGCCTTACTAGCGGCACTTAAAACAGCACCATCAACTTTTACACTTGTTAACTCTGTGCGTAATTGATTAATTGCATTGTCTTTAGATGTTACGGTTTCTTTAAGAATTTTCTCAAATTCACCTTTTGCTTTGGCGTCCTCCAGTCTCTTCTCCTCCTCAGCACTAGCAAGTTCTTTGTAGTGATCAGGGTCTACCCCATTGTATCGTTTTTCCAACGCTCTGCGTTGTTTAGCCAAACGGTCTTCTACTATCCTATCTAACTGCTCTTGGGTAAAAGCGTTGTTAGTTTCATTGGATCCCTGAGTTTCAACATTAGATGTTGCGGCTTCAGTAGCCTCTACCTGATTTATGTCAGTCATTTTGTGTTTTCCTTTTATGCTTGTATTTAGTCTTTTGCAAAGTAATCTTGTGCTTTAAGGTTCGTTATATGTTTGAACCCATCCTCTTGTAGTTGCTGTATGAAACTATCACTAGGATTATTCACAAATAATAATTTGCAATCTTTTAGTTGACTTCGTATAGCGTTGTATATGCGTGGTGCACTACTGCTACCTAGTCTTACTGTGTCATATATGCTCCAGTCTATAGCCATTGCTTCTATATGTGCTGTATGTATATTACACGGTAATTCTTTAAAACTGTGCTTGTGTTCATTCTTTTGTATGTGTGCTATATTCTTTATATTAGTTCTAGCCATTGTCATACATTCTGAGTTACATTCTACAGTTGTAACTGTATCATGTTTATTAGCCATTAAATGGCTACTAATACCTTGTGTACTACACCAATCAATAGCGTGAGTACCTTCATGTCTGCGTAGTGTTGCTCCAGTCATGTTAACTACAATACTACTCATTTCCCATTCGCTGATATCAATAGTAGTTTCTCTTCTATCAAACTGCCAAACATTTGGATATAATGTGTCTCTAACATTGTTAAAGTACAATGGCTTTTTAATTAGTGTAAGTTTCTTACGAAGAACAAAGTTTGCTTTTCTTTCAGCCCAATATTCTCTATCAGCATCACAGTAGTAAGGTCCTGGCCCTTCTCTTTTCTTTCGTGTCTTAACTTCATCAACTTCACTACGGGCACTGTCGTAATCTACACCACTTTGCTTTGCATGACGCATTGCCAAGGCTTTATTAGTAATCATTGTTAACCTATTTGGTCATTGTTAGTATCAAGTAATGCCTGCTTTGCAACATCAATGTCTGCTTGTGTAATCTC